CTTAAGGAATACCGCCGCCCGGTCAAGGATATCATCGCCGAGGTATTGCGTGATTTCCCTGACGTTACATGGGCCGAAGTCCAAGGGATACGCCGTACTAGGCACCTTATCCCGCCTCGTCAGCGTTGCATGTACGAAGTGTATAAGCAGCGCCCTGATCTCTCACTGCCGGCAGTTGGAAAGATTTTTGGCGGTCGCGATCACACGACAATTTTGCATGCAGTGCACAAGGTTACCGCACAGCGAGAAGGGAAAGCAGCATGAGCAGTGACGCATACATCAAGATCGGTGACTTTATCCTTCGCGGTTGGCAGGCTGACGCATTCGCAGCTTTGATCATTTGCTTGATCTTCGGCGCTGGCTTTGCTCTCGGCTACGCAGTGTGGGGCTGAATATGGTATCGCAAGCCGAACGCCTACGCTCCAAGCGCATCAAACAGAGACAATATGCAGGCAGGCCTCCGAAGGAAGGCGTAGAGCGCTATCCTTCAGGCCAGATCAAGCATTCCGAACGTGAGAAGGAGGTTAGAGAAGTGGCGATCGAAGCTCTGGGCCGTGTCCACAACCTCAACTACCACGCCAGCGGATATGCCGGTTACGTGCTGGGGCGCCTTTTCCTAGACGGGCGTATCACTGAATGGGAGAGAGAGGCAGGAGACGAGTACGCGAACTGGATGGCGAGATTTTATGGCTTGGTAGGATACCAATTCCCATCCGCCAGGGCGCATTCGCTGTTTAGCATAAGTGGTTTCGGGGCAGAAACGAGTTCGGAGCGCGCAAGAATGGCAAGAGAGATGTCGACCAAAGCGCAGCTTCTTGAAGGCATCTTGCTCAAGAGAGCATATGGACCGCAAATCAAATCGACGGTGTACAACACATGTATGCTCGATCTGGAAATCATGCGAACTATGCCTGATGCACAGTTATCCTGGTTGAAGACCGGACTAAAGGAGATTCACTACTTCTTCGGTCTTGCCAAATCAAAGGAAGCCGTTTAAGTTTATTGCAACGTCGGGCTTGGCCCGCAAAGAGATCGGGGTAAAGTTCACTCGTGCGTATTCGGCTTGCCGATGTCGGTGGAGTGAAGGGACGCCTTGATGGTAATCCATCCGGGCAGTTTTCTGCCATATGCTCCCACCCCGAGCATAACAAGACCGGCCACGCTTCGGCGCACCCAGGCCGGTTACTCATCGGGAAGATGGTCGTAAGGTGTAACGGTTGCATCTCGACGGCCTAGAAATAGGTAGCTCAACGGCGCTGGAGCAGGAGCGGTTCAATTCCGCAGCGGTCGCCTTCCCGACATTCACAGCCCCGTCCCCGGATAACCCGAGGACGGGTTTTCGCTTTGAGGAGATGAGCGTGACGCTGTTCCAAGACAACAGCCAGCACTGGCTTCTCTCCGAAGATTTGATGACGGATGGCGGGACAGGCCCCAATCGGCGTTTCCGCGTTGACGTAGGCCAGACAGGCTTCTTCGCCGGCCGTGAGTTCCGCACGTTCAAGGAACTGAATATCGCCATTTCTTCGACGTATGTCATCAAGGCTGTTGTCCCGATCAATGTGATTCTGTTCGGACTTGCTGTCCAGGCTGAAGCGGGTCATTTGCGATTGGCAACAGTTGTCGGTGGTACGGAAGGCGGCTCTTTCTCGGAAACGCTGCCGATCTTCGGGCGCAACAACATGAGCGAGCGTCCAACGCCGTTCTATACGACCCAGATAGTCCTTACAGCAGGCGGCACGCATACAGGCGGAACGGAAATCGACGTTCTAAGGCTCAAGGCCAACAACAACACGAACCAAGCATTTACGGTAGGCGCTGAGGGCGGGGACGAGCGCGGCGTGGCAGCTGCTACCTATTATTTCCGATTGCAGAACCTGAGCGCGACAGACGCGATTACGGGCGTGTTCAGTGCAAGGTGGGAGGAGCGTCCTTAGTGACTGCCACGATTTCATTCCTTCCGAAGCCCAAAGAATACCTCTGGTCTCCACACCCAGACATCACAGCATATGAGCTTGCTTCGTGCCTCACGCTAATGATGGCATCTGTCCATGGCGGGGCCTCATCGATCGAGGCAGCGTATGTTTTGCTCCCAGAGGCAGCAAAAAGGCATTGGCAGGTAGTGGAAGACGCCGAAGTGGCGCAGTTCGCTTAAAGGCCCGAGGCTTTTCGAAGCGCTTCATTCATTCGGGTTTGCCAGCCGTCGCCGGCCGCTTTGAAATGCTCGATAACATCAGGATCAAGGCGCAGCGTCAGGAGCTTCTTAGCGTTCGGGGCTGGCTTGCGGGCTCGTTTAGCGCCCGCCTCCATTGCTTTAGCGCCCTTCTCGGCACGCTGCCACGCCGCATAAGAGGCTTCCTGCTTTTTCGCAATACGTTCGTTTTCGTCTGATCGTTTGATCTGGTGGAATAGGGCCATAGGGTAAATCCTTTCTCGTAGCTACGGTAATTATAATGTGTAGTTACAGAAATTCAATGCATCATCTAAAGTAGAGTTGGTTAGACAGGTAAGCCTATGGCTCAGGGACACAAAACAGGTGGCCGGCAAAAGGGCACGCCTAACAAAACAACAGCCCTGCTGAAGGACTCAATCCTCAAGGCTGGCGAATTGGCCGGCAAAGACTTCGGCAAGGATGGTCTTGTCTCGTATCTTGAAGCGCAGGCGAAGTTAAACCCGGGCCCGTTTATGGCATTGTTGGGCAAAGTCTTGCCGACGCAGGTCGAGGGCGGCATGAACGTGAATTTCGTTGTGAGCGGCGAGCCAGTATCTGAGGACGCTTGGCTGAAGCAGAATGCAGCCGAAGACTAAGTTCGCATGGGCTCCTCAAGCCGGCCCGCAAAAGGCGCTTGTTGATTGCCCATTCCGAGAAATCTTCTTCGGCGGCGCTCGCGGAGGCGGAAAGACTGACGGCGTTCTAGGCAAATACGCCATCAAGGCGGCTCGATACGGTGACGGCTTCAATGCGCTGTTCTGCCGTCGTGAGCTTCCGATGCTCGATGACGCGATTGAGCGCAGCAAGGAGATATACGGGAAGATCGGCGCCCAATGGAATGACCAGAAGAAGACCTGGTTCTTCCCTGGTGGCGGTCGATTGAGGTTCAGGCCTCTTGAGCGTGTTCAGGACGCCGACAAATACCAAGGGCAGAACGTTTCAGACGCCTGCATCGAGGAAGCGGGCATCTACCCCGATCCTAAGCCGATCGACAGGCTGTTTGGGATTCTGCGCTCTGCCAAGGGCGTTCCGACACAATTGATCCTGACGGGCAATCCTGGCGGCGCTGGACAGCACTGGATCAAACAGAGGTACATCGACCAGGCACCAAGCGGCATGAAGCTCTTGGTTCGCAAGCTGCCGAACGGCAAAGAGCACCGGTACGTGTTCATTCCTTCGCGCATCCAGGACAACAAGCTCCTGATGGCGAATGACCCGGAGTACATCAACAACCTCTACCTCGTCGGTTCGGAGCAGCTTGTTAAGGCTTGGCTCTCTGGGGACTGGAACGCGGTTGAGGGCGCATTCTTCGATTGCTGGGATACCGCAAGCCATGTGGTTCGCCCGTTCACTATCCCGGAGGATTGGACGCGCTTTCGCTCGATGGACTGGGGCTCTGCTCGGCCGTTCTCGGTTGGATGGTGGGCCATCGCCTCGGACGATTATCAGACTGAGACTGGCATCATCCCGCGCGGTTCGATCGTCCGCTATCGTGAGTGGTACGGCTGCAAGGAAGGCGAGCCGAATACGGGCTTGAAGATGACGGCCGAAGAGGTCGGGCTAGGGATACAGGCAAAGGAAGTCGGTGACAAAATCGCATATGGCGTTCTGGACCCGGCAGCTTTCTCGCAGGATGGCGGGCCTTCGATCTATGAGCGCATGTCGAAAGCCACTGACCACAAGGTCACATTCCGACCGGCTGACAACAAGCGCGTGTCGCAGAAGGGCGCATTAGGCGGTTGGGATCAGATGCGGGGACGCATGAAGGGTGACGGTGAGCGGCCGGCGCTGTTCGTGTTCTCGACCTGCAATGACTTCATCCGCACCGTTCCTCTGCTCCAGCATGACGCTGACAGGCCGGAAGACCTGGACACAGAGTCCGAAGACCACGTTGCAGACGAGGCGCGCTACGCCTGCATGTCTCGCCCGTACATCCGCGAAGTGAAGAAGAAAGAGCCGGTCCGTGAACTCAGCTTCGAGGCTGACGAGAAAACGGGCTTGGTCAAATCCAACCTCTCTATAGCCGAACTGATCAAACGCCAGGAACGAAGGAGGCGCGCACAATGAGCGACACTTTTAGCGATAGCGCACGCCGCGGCGCTGCTGTCACCCCAAGCGACACGACCGTTGTCCAGTGCAATGCCGTCTACGTCGGCGGTACGGGCAACTTGGCAGTGCAGTTCTATGACGGTGGCCCGACAGTCACGTTTACGGCGCCTGTCCTCGGCGTCGTTCACCGTATCGCCGCCTATCGCATCATGGCCGCGACCACGGCAACCCTGATCGTGGCCCTGTACTGATGTCTGAAGCCGTCGATACTGCCGAGTTCGAGACAGAGAAAGACGCGGGGTCCGGCGATGCTGGCCTTGTGAAGCTCTGGCTCGCTGCGATCGATCTTTCCTCGAAGGAAGAGGAAGACTGGCGCAAGGAAGCAGAGAGCACCGTCGAGACCTTCCGCAACGGTGACGCTCGCAACCTCGGCACTACGCAACGGCAGCACAATTTCAATATCCTGTACTCGAATATCGAGACAATTTGCCCCGCCGTCTACAATTCCACGCCCATTCCTGACGTTCGCACGCGGTACAGCAAGGATGATCCGGTAGCGAAGGAAGCCGGCGACATCATCGAGCGTGCGCTTTCCTACGATCTGGATTGCGACGACTTCGACATGAACATGGATTCGGCGGTTCAGGACAATGAGCTGGTCGGCCGTGGCGTCACCCGCGTTCGATATGTCCCGTACATCACTGGCGACAAGGAGACGGGCGAGCAGATTGCCTGGGAGGACGTACCTTCCGAGCATGTGCCGTGGGTGAACTTCCGCCGTGGCCCTGGCCGCATGTGGAAGGACGTTCCGTGGATCGCGTTTGAACTGTTCCTGACGCGTGAGCAGCTTATCGAGCTTTCGCCTCAGCTCGGAGGCAAGGTGAACCTGGATTTCACCGTCTCGGAGCAGGACAAGGACAAGAACGACTCGCCGCCGCCTGAGATCTTCAAGCGCGCTCGTGTCTGGGAAATCTGGGACAAGGAGAAGAAGCAGGTCCTGTTCATCGCAACGGGCTACACGGCTGCACCTCTGAGCGTCGTTGATGACCCGCTGGGGCTGTACGAGTTCTATCCTATTCCCCGCCCGCTTATGGCGATCAAGACGACGAACAAGCTTGAGCCGATCCCGCCTTATCGCATGTACAAGGACCAGGCCGAGGAACTGAGCCGCATCACCCGGCGTATCACGTCGCTGATCCAGATGCTGAAGGTTCGCGGCGTTCGGGATGCTCAGATCCCCGAGTTCGAGGACATCGCCAATTCGGATGACGGTGATTTCGTCCCGATGCAGGATGCTACGGCGCTGTATGCGCAGGGAGCCAGCTTCGACAAAGCGCTGTGGATGATGCCGATCGATGTCATCCAGACCGTCATTCAGGGCCTTTATATCCAGCGTGAGCAGATCAAACAGGTGATTTACGAGATCACCGGCATTTCCGACATTCTCCGCGGCGCATCTGATCCGAATGAAACGCTCGGCGCCCAGAACATCAAGGCGCAATTCGGTTCACAGCGCATCCAGAAGAAGCAGAAGGAGGCGGCGCGCTATGCTCGTGACCTTCTCCGCATCAAGGCCGAACTGATCGCCAACAAGTTCCAGCCTCAGACGCTGGTCATGATGACGGGCATTCAGTTGCCTTCTCAGGCTGACAAGCAGGCGGCAGAGGCTCAGGCCCAGCAGCTTCAGGCGCAACAGCAGCCTGTCCCGACTGAATTGCAGGAAGTACTTGACAAGCCGACGTTCGAGGAAGTCATGCAGCTTCTTCGCTCGGATATCCAGCGCCAGTACCGCATTGACGTTGAGAGCGATTCCACCATTCGCGCCGATCTATCGCGCTCTCAGGAGAATATGAGCCTCTTCCTCCAGGGTACGGCCCAGTTCCTGTCTGCGGCCGGCCCTGCGGTGCAGTCTGGCATGCTTCCGGGTGATGCAGCGGCTGAGATTTACGCCTCCTTCGCCCGCAACTTCAAGCTTGGCAAGTCGGCTGAGGACGCTTTGGCAACGCTGTCTGACAAGGCTCGGGAGCAGGCAGATCAGCCTAATCCGCAGCAGCAGGCGGCAGAGCAAGCCCAGCAGATGGAACAACAGAAGATGCAGTTCGAGCTTCAGTCGAAGCAGATGGACATGCAGATGAAAGAGCAGGAGCACCAATACAAGATTGCTGAGATGCAGATGAACATGCAGATCAAGCAGGAAGAGATGCGCCTGAAACAGCAGGAACTGGAGATGAAGCGCGAGGAAATGGGCATTGAAGCCCAGCTAACGGCTATGCGCGCCGATGCTGAAATGCGGTCAGCCAGCCTCAAGGCGCAGTCTCAGGAGCACAGCACCCGTCTTGGCATGGAGTCGGCCGAGCATAAGGCCCGCATGGCCAAGCAGCCGAGGGAAGACGCCTAATGGCCGTGTTCGTGTTTCGTGACGGCCAGTATGTCGACAAGCGCACTGGCGAGCCGATGCTTTCCGCTGAGGACCGCGCCAAGCCTCTCGCCGCCCCTAAGGTTATCTCTGACCTTCCTGCTTACGCTTCGCCCCTTGGGGATGGCGTGATTGACGGTCGCGCCGCTCGTCGTGAGCATTTTCGGAGAACTAATACCAGAGAAGTAGACCCGTCGGAGTGGGCCGATGCTTCGAAGAAGTTCAAAGCATCCTACGAAGAGAAAAAGAAGGTTGTCGATGAGTGGAAAGCAAGCAAGCGTAGCCGACCGACTGTTTGATAACGCCATACCGGAGCCGAACAGCGGGTGCTGGATATGGATAGGTGGTCTAGTTAGCGGCAGGTACGGGCAATTCACCTGGTCCACCGGCAACAGAATTTTAGCGCATCGAGCGTCGTGGGCGGCACACAAAGGCGAAATCCCGGAGGGGCTCGTCGTCTGCCACAAATGCGATGTTACCACCTGCGTGAACCCGGATCATCTGTTCTTGGGGACGCAAAAAGACAACGTGAATGATATGTTTCAGAAGGGGCGTCAGGTCCGCCACCGCGGATCTCGCCATGGGCGAGCTAAACTCACCGAAGAGCAGATCAAGGGAATTATTGCTGATCTTCGCAATGGCAAAGGGCAGCAGTCCTTGGCCTTAGCGCACGGTGTATGCCGCAGTACCATTCACAGCATCAAAACCGGCCGCAATTGGCGGCATCTAAGTGAACCCGCTTAACCGCCTCTGGCGATAGCAAAGGACACAATCACATGGACGAACTGAACAACGGGGCGGCTCCGGTCGTCACCGAAAGCGTATCTGCGCCTGTTGTAGAGCAGGCCCCAGCATCATTCGAAGACACGATGTCGGCGGTTTACGACAAGATGAACCAGCCGCGCGACGATGGCGGCAAGTTCGCCGGCAATGAGAACACCGCAGCCACGGAAGGCGCCGAGACGGCAGCCGAAGAGGTTGCGAGCGAAGAAATTACCGATCAGCCCTCGGAAACGGAGCAGGAAACGGCCCAGCCGTCCATCACTGCCCCGAATTCGTGGTCGGCTGAGATGAAAGCCAAGTTCGGCTCCCTTCCACCTGAAGCGCAACAGTACATTGCGCAGAGGGAAAGCGAGATGCACGCGGCCATCACTCAGAAAGGGGAGCAGATCAAGGCGTTCGAGCCCATCAGGCAGACGCTGGATCAGCACCGCGAGGTGTTCGCCAAGAACGGCGTGTCGGAAGCAGAGGGTATTTCCCGCTTTATCGCTGCCGATCGTTTCCTGGAGAGCAACCCCGCCGAGGCAATCCAGTGGCTGGCGAACAGCTATGGCGTCGATCTGCGGCAGTTCTCGGCTAATCCTGGCAGCACTGACCAATCACCGGCCCCGCCGCGTGAAGTCTTCGAGCTGAAGCAGGAGATCAACCAGCTGAAGAGCTATCTCACGGCCCAACAGCGTCAATCGCATGAGGCTGAACAGGCCACCGTTGTCAAGACGGTCGAAGACTTCGCCAAAGACAAGCCACACTTCGAGAAGGTTCGCAAAATCATGGGCTCGCTGATGCAAGCCGGTGAGGCAGCCGACCTGAATGAAGCCTACGAAAAGGCCACCTACGCGCATCCCGAAGTTCGCCAACTCATCCTAGAGGACCAGAGGAA